TGTTTAACTCTCATCCAGACCTTTATATCAGAACCACCGATAGGCGGACGATACGATGAAAGGAATACGATCAAGTCTTCAGCGTCCTGTCCTTCGTCCAGAGTAACGATCTTAGAAATGTACTTGTTCGTAAGGTTACCGCCGGTGCTACTATCCTCATCTGTCGTGTCGTCATTGATTATGTTGTGAACGTACACGGCGTGGGCTCGTGACAGGTCGACCACTGGACTAACGTACTGTGACAGTGACTGAAACGTAGCACGTAACTGAGACGACTGAAGATCGTTTGAACCTAGGATATCCTGCTCGTTCGTTCTGCTAATGATTGCTACCTCTTCGTCGTAGGATGAGGTTGCATCCGGTGCACCCGGTACCCAATCCGTGTACGAGTTAGTAGCAACGTTAAATCCACGCTTCTCAAACTGTACCGACGTATCATTAAAGTTGAGAAAGTCCGGTTTTACGTTTGTAGTAGAGTAGAGTTGGTTAATGAATGACTGAATATCAACCGTCGTTCCCGTCTGAACACCACGCAGCTTACCGAGTTCAAAGAACTCTCCGTTGGAGTCAGACAGAGTAAGATAGTCTTCGTTCGAGTCATATGATTTAAGATTAGCCGATCCTGACGTTATCGAGGATATGCTCGCGCTGATATCTTTGGCAGTACCTCCAGAATCTTCCACGGTGATCAGCTCACCGTTTTCGAATCCAAAACCATCGGTGTAGTAATCATTCGCAATAATATCGACCACCGTGCCGGAAGCAGTACTGGTCGATCCAATGATAGTGTCTCCTATCACAATCGTATCTGTACCGGTGACGCCTCCAAGCGTAATAAGATCGCTTCCTTCAACCTCTTCACCAATGATAGTGAACTGGTTGGTTGGGACACTGACCGTCATAAACTCGTATGGCCTATTACCAAGTACAACTTGTCCGGACGTATTTGCTTGGAACTGGGCTCGGTTGAATCGAACCATAAGGTCAAGATCCGGAACAATATCGTAGTTCAAGTTATTGTTCGTTGTGAACAGCGTACCGGTAAGCTGACGACCTGTTACGGGTTCGCCGGTAATGATATCTTCTTCACCAAGGCGAGATACCCAGAAGTAGGTATCCGGATTCAATCCCTCGGTATGAATCACAAACGCATATTGAGTGTCGTTATACAGGAATATAGGAGCTTCAAAATCGACGTTAGTCGCAACGGGTGTTCCTGTACCGTCCCAGAAATTAATTCTTGGGTCATCACGACGCATCCATACCTTGGAGTAAGGAACCTGTGTACGAGTTATATTACCACCAGCATCGATCTCACGAATCTCAAACCACACACCTAGCTCCGGATGCATGGATTCTATAAAGACGTCTACGGATGTAAGGAATATTCCCTCTTCTTCCGGAGGAACATCAACCAAGAAAGAATAGGCCATGCATGACGGACCGACTCTTTTTACGTTTTGAGACACTCTTGAACGTTTGTCGGTAATAACATCGGTGTCGTAGTTCGCAGTCTTAGTCGAAAGAATCGTATTCTGTTTCTGAACATCCACACCAGAAGCGTAGAAGTACTCAGACGCATACGATGTTGTTTCCGGATCATTTGTCGGAGAGTCCGTAACAACAATTTCACGATTACCAACACGGAATCTTTTTCCACTTGAGGGAAGGCGAAGGATTGCATAGACATCGCCGAACTCGTCTGAACGAATATCATCACCCTCACTTCCAAGAGTTGCACCGCTAAGGTTTCCGTTTGAAGGAATCGTATACGGCGTGACGTACTGTGTTACGTCTTCTCCATCAAAAAACACGTAGTAGTTTGTGTTATTCTTAAGTCCCTGTGCATAGATCGTAATCTGCTGAGGACGTATGTACGGAATAAGTGATACGTCCGTGACAAACGATCCTAGCTGCTGCGACTCCTTTTCGTATGTTACCGATGTCTGAATCCCAGTGCGCGTTTCTTCACTAAAGGGTTCAAGAACTCCCTCGATGTATCCTGGACGTAAATACTTGGCCTGTGAGCGTGTTGCATTGACGGCATCAGCGTAGCTACTGAATGTACCGACATGGTCCGCATCTGCCTTTACTTTACCGTCGACAAGTTTAAGACCACTCCATGATCCTTCCTGTCGATAGACATTGTAACCGGTGGCATTCGTTTCCCACGAACCCCACTCAGTCTCCATCCGTGGTTCCAGATCATTACCAAACTCAACCGTTTTGTCAACGGTATTCGTATCGACCCAGACGTCGGTATCCGGACTAAGCTCGAGCGTTCCGATATAACGAAACACCGACTGTTCGATGTTTCGAATCGTCGTTACATTAAGTTGTTCAACAAGAGGTGTTTCTGTGAAAGGAAGTGTAATAAGATTACCATTCTGAGACACACCACTTGACTGATTCGGAACGTACTGATACTTGTATGAATCCATCTCGTACGTTGGTCGAATAACCTGTTCTATCTTATCAATAGAGATATTATAATCAATGTTCTTCGTATCACCCAGTGTGTGATCCATGAATCCATCAACGAACACACCGTTCTTAAATCTATCAAGACCCGTCTCGTCGAGAACTTGAAGTTCCGTCGCATTCTTTTCTAACAGAGACAGTGCATTGTAGTATTCGAGATTGTCGATTCTTTGCTTAAGAACGCCGATCTCTCTCTGTGTATGACGAATGTTTGCGATTCGTTTCGTAGTAACAGCAATGTCTCTACGGTTAATGACTCGTCCAAGTGTCGCAGAGATAGATGGGAATGGAGGAATGTATACATTCGCTATTCCCATGACGTTATCGCCGATAGTTGGAGTAATTGGCGCCTCCGCAGGTTCACCTCTAACAACAGAGAACTGACCGTCTTGATTTAGCGTGACCAGATCCCGTCTTGCGATGTAGTACGAGTAATCAAGATCTATACGAGAGTTCGGAGCTGCAATTCTAAGACCGTTTCCATCGGCTATAAAAGATTCCGTGGATGACGGATTACTCGATGCACTCGAAACGTCGGTCGCGTCGTTTGCAGTGTTCTGCTTAACGGGACGGAAGTCTAAAGAATTCCTTAGCTCATATACCGTGCCAACACTGTTGGTATATGTCGGCAGTTCGAACGTAAAGATAGTCGTATCCGTATCCTGAGTATCATCGATCGGATACGAATCTATCGAAAAGTAACCGTAGGATCCCGAGAACACCGGCTCAAAATAATCGAGTTCAACAAGCAGATGGTCACTGGTCGTTAAAGCGATTCGAGGTGTAATCGTCGCGTGATCGTAGTAGTTATCAAACTGGCCGTTGTGAAAGGCAAATTGATTGGTAACTTCTGATCCCTGTGTGTCAGAAGTAAAGCTTGAATTATCAATACGAATTTGACGAATGTTTAATACATCAGAAAAACCAAGATCGATAGGATCGGTTAGGCTGCTCAGCGAGGAGCAGTCAATCTTGACAAAACGAGACGGGCGAAGTTTCTTCTCGATCTCTGTTGCATTGGATCTTTGAACATTGAAGTTAACAACGGCATCAATCGTACCCGTCACGGAGGAATCGCTGGTGTTCTCTTGAAGATCAATAACCGCAGTTGATGAATTACCAAGAACCGTGACCGAACGGATAACACCCGTCGATCCCTTCACAGTAAGATCTATAAGATCGCCGGAAAAATACGTACGTGCAACATCACCACCCGAAATGGTAGCGACCGCGTTGGTCGTTGCTTCTAGTTCTGTATCACTTACGATCGACTCAATTATCAGGTACTCAATGTTTGTACCATCGGTGACTTTAATTCTATCACCCACATTAAGTAACTCGAACTGAGTGGATGAGCCCAGAACCGTTGAGGATCCAGAAGTTGTGTTGGCCGTACCGGTAAGAGGGAAATCTTGATCACCAGCGACAGTAACGATGAAGTCTCTCTTCTCTTCGCTCGAGAGAACACCGTCTGAGAATGGAAGTGACTCGTTTGTCGTTCCTAGAGACAGACTGATTTCACCGTTTCCGGCATCTAGGTTAACACTAGTATTGACCGACCGCTGAAAAATAAACGAAGTGTCTGTGACTCCTGTGTCATCACGAATTTCTCTGGTGTGTTGTGTGTTAAGAGGAAAGATCAGATCATTGTCAATAATGTTCTGAATCTCTGTAACATTTGACAGATTCGTAACAGTATCCGCAAAAAACGGAGTACCAGTTGTTCCAGTAAAGTGCACAGACTTCACGTTAGAAAGATCACCATCAACATCAATGTCGAATAAGTATAGGCGATATCGTCCTTCGGCCGTGCCGGCTATACCATTATCAAACTCGATTGATTTAATCTTTGCCGTACCCAGAAGAGTACCGGTAGGAGTTACAGTATTCTTGATCTGTTCGGACACACGATTCTCTGCGGTGTCATATAACTCTACAGTAACAGCCTTGTCAAGAATCGGAGTACCAACGGCTTCGTCTACGATAAGATAACCACCGGTACGCGCAGTAAGTACTTGGTCATTAACGTACCTGAAGTCCAGACTCTTATCAGTAACGATGTGTTCGGTTATTTCATTATTGATCTCATAGCCCTTAACATATGCCAGTCCGGGCTCTATGTCAAGAGAAAGATAGTTTTCAGGATTGTTCTTTACGTCTTCGGCCGCGGTCTCCGGTATTTTATCAGGAGTCAGATAGCCCTCGTTCTCTCCGGTGTCCAGGTATTCTCTCGATCTTACGCTATAACCGCGAACATAGAAATCACCGTAAACGTCGTAAGATCTTCTAGCAACTTCTTCGTACACACGAGAGAACTGAGTACGATCACCCGTGTTTGCGCGAATACCGTTGATTACATCAAGAAAAGAAACAAAACTTGGGTTGGTATCCTGCTGCCCGAGAGGAACGGAAGTAACGGATCCACCTAAAAGAAGACGATGACCGCCTGGTGCCGCAAAGTTAAATGTACCCTGCGCGTTGTCCAGTAACGATTCATCATCATTGGATGTAACGATAGTCTCGGTGATGTCAAATCCAATCGTTACGTTCGGGCGATTATCGTACGGATCAATTACGACCGTCTGTTTATCAAACGCGATGAAGTATCCCTTTGCAAAGAATACACCCTCGTCTATAGAAAATAAACTTCCTCTACCGGTCGCTTCGGGTTCATCAAGAACGCGAGCGCTCACTGACGAGTCGTCTTTAAGTTCTATGTTTTCGTTATTTAAGAACGTGTCGTTAAACTGTGAGGAAGATGAGTAACGAAGGAAGACTACGAAGTTTCCGTTATCGCTGTCGACATAGTAGCTTCGAACATACGCCTCGATTCCTGATGTCTGACCTACTACGGTTTTACCAACGAAAGTTTTAAGAGTATCCTCGTTGTTTTCCGGAGTGATCGCATTTATCTTAGCGTACTGAATGTCTGATTCGAGATCAAATCCACCGCCAAGAACGATCGACCCTTCTCTAAAAGAATTTCTGCCATGACGCTCGACTTGCTTTTGCAACATAGTCTGTAACTGATTGAGCTCACGGGTTTGAACAGCAAAACCGGGACGGAAGAGAATGTTATGGTATCCCTTCTCCTCATCGTAGTCGTCCCAGTATGGTTCTTTATTAAAAGATATCGTCATTCTTTAGACTTCCTTAGTATCTCAGTGCAAACGTTACGAGAATTCTTTGATCGTTGTTACGAACGATTGGTTCAATATTATTTATATGGTAAATCTCGCCTGAATACTTCTCAACATCGGGAGGTACGAAAGAGGATACGATTGCGGTCTGTCCTGATGAAACGCCTCTGATCTGTTCTCCGATATTAAACTGTAGATCATCGCTATTAACAAGAGAGTCGTCGATAGTAAATCTAAGAGTGTCATCTTTAAACTTAGTAGTATTGATTCCAATTGTACCGGACGATTCACCGATGATGGTTTCATCTTCTTGAAAGTTGTTATTGGATGAAGTAAGAACCACTCGATGTTTTGCATCGGCGGCGTTTAGTGTAAGAGACGTCCCTTCTATTTCTCCGTCAGAATCGTAGGTCACACCTCCGCCTGAATCAACCGCGCCGTCCAATGAGAGAGGATCGTTAGAGTATTCTAGTGGATCAGATATCAACCCGATTCTACGAAATTCTTCAAGAGAGATGATATCCAGGACATCAGCTGCATCGATTTCTAAAGAGATCAAAGCTGCATGGGCCTGCAATTGTTTTGCCTGATCTACTCCGAACCCTCCTTCTGGAGAAATGATCGGTCTTATCACCGCGGATGAACCGAACTCTGATACCACCGTAGAAGTTGCTTTAAAGAATTCGTTCCCGCTTCTACCGATTCTCATTTCTGCATTAATTACTTCACCGTTTTCATTTGTTTCTGCGTACCCCTCTGCAGAACTTTGTACAATGGTTACTTCTCCCTGCTGATAACCGTTTCCTCCCATCAGAACAGTCACCGAGTCGATCTCACCGTTAAGATCCGTCGTAGCGACTCCGTACGCGTTTTGCACTATTCCGTTAGATCCGATCTGCCGGATGGCAACCGGGAACTGTACGCCAGGACCGTAGAAGTATTCGCTTCCGCCGGTTATAAGGCTGATCGAGGTAATAGATCCCTGAATTGTTGTGATCGACGCTCTTGCAGTAGTTACCTGTGTCCCATTACCCTCTATAAAGATAGGCAGTTCATTACCGTTTGACACCGTACGATTAATTGGATAGTTTGATCCAGAATTCTCAATCTTAAGACGTTCAATCGCTCCTGGTGCTGCGCTCTCAGTAATTTCTTGGTTTTCTTCGAGAGGAATAAAATCACTAAGAAGGAACTTATTTAGCAATGACACTGGAATGGTTGTCATATACTTCCACTTATATCCATCCGATTCCTCGACAACGTTTTCACTTCTATGAGTGGGCTTGGAGGTGGATGGCGCGCCGTCATTATTGTCAATGCAAATGTAGATGTTATGTTCGGGTTCGGTAAAAACAAAAAAGTTATTAATCTGCAGATCTGACGTATCGTCGTACTCGTCGTATACTCTTCCTGGTACCCACGGTACGCGCCGAACGCCAGGAACGATGTCACCAATCTGAACTTTACGCAAAAGGATCATGTCGTCCCATGCCTCATACTGTTCTCTCTGTGACAGTACCACGGGCGGGGGATCGTTGTCATTTTCCCACGACTGAGATCTTGATACAAATATGTAAAGGTTGGCGTTTTCCGACCTTACATAGTTTATGAACTCATTCGTGTTGCGAAAACTAAAGTTCGTCGTTGGTTCTAAATACATGATTGTGTACTACGCGCCGGAGGATGAAACTTCGGGTTCAAGGGTTATAGTCCACTCAATAGCCAATACGTCGTCAGGACCCTTGTTAATAACTGGAAATGTTGTACGAGCCAACATGTCTCCTTGACCAATGGTTCCGCTATTAAAGATACCCGCCTCAACGATCGCGCCGGTTGCGTCACCAGCAAACCACGCGGCGTTATATCTAACTGAGTTATTGACTCCATCGCCGAGATCCACAATCGTTGTGGATGTCAACCCGTTGCGATCGTCAAGCGTGGATCCGAGGTCCGTAAATGTCTCGGCGTCCGTCAAGTTATCATCAGTACCTACGGCCATATGTGTCATTACGTTTTTATCAGTCCCTACCATACGACTGATGATATACTCTAGACCAACATCGACCACAAGATTGTTGATCTCTCTACGATCCTTTTCAACACCGTTGGCATCAGTAACCGAGATCTTAAGTCTACCACTGGCCTTGGCATACTCATTTTTAAATGGTGCGCCCATGATTTTTTATTCCTCTTTACTTAATTGGTTTACGTATCTATTTATACCGTAAATCCTTGACCAACATAATCTTCACTAAAGTATACCTGACTGGTATAGTTCTGAGAACTAACAGCAAACGAATCTCTTAGTCCACCAAAGTCGTTCAATACCTTAGTAAACGATAAATCCTCTTTACTTGTTACGTTAGTTTCATCACCACATACCGCACACTCGTTTATGATCTTCGTAAAGGTCTTTGAGGGAAGGTCTGGGATTCCTATAATCTCTTCAGGGACGAGAACCGGTGCCTCAAGTGACAACACATCGGGTAGAGGTTCGATTCTTTCTATGTGGTTGATAAGTCCGAAGGGTTTTGTACCCGACGGATGTACGTGTTTCTTTAGAGGATTGATCCACTGATTTATTGGATACG